ATATGTTCTGCGCGGAGTGTCCGGATACCCAAAGTCTTTGCAAAGAATGACTTAAAAGAGCTAGCAATAATATAGGAAGGACTAACACATGGCAATCAGCGTATCATTCAACGGTGCTACGATCTACAAGCCCGGCGCGTACTCAAAAACAACTATCGATCTTTCTGGTAACGTGCCGCTTGGGCCTGCTGGTCTGGTTGCAATCTTTGGCGAAGCGGATGCTGGCGCTCCAGGCTCTGCTGAAACCAATATCGCAGACAACTTCTTTACGGCAGATCGCCTTATTGAAGCCCGCAACAAATATCGGTCTGGCCCAATCGTGGATGCTCTTAACTTTTTGTTTGCTCCTGCATCTGACGGCGCGATTGCAAATGGCGCCCAGACAGTTTGGGTTTATAAAACCAACGCGTCCTCGCGTGCTAGTTTAGCTCTAGCTGGCTCGTACGGCACCGCCCGCGCAAGAGAGTGGGGCGTCGGTGGCAATCAGGTTTCTTTGAAAGTTTTGGCTGCCGCTGAGACTGCGCCGGCTAAAACTGGTATTGCACCTGCTGCATTTGGCGTGGCGCTCGACGACGCTTCGTTCTCAATCAGAACGAATGGCGGCGCTGCTGCAGTAATAACTTTAAGCTCCACTGCACTTGATCATGGCACTCTTGGCGATCTAGTGGATGAGCTAAATACCATTTTACCTGCTGGCGTAACTGCTTCTGCTGCCGGCTCGGCAGTTAAACTCCAGATGGATGCTGCACCTTCGCAGTATCAAGAAGGATGGGGGCGTTCTTTTGAACTAGTAGATTCAACCCCTGGCGATCTCGCTAAGCTTGGTTTGACTGCTGGTCTTTATTCGGCTTCATCCGAGCCTAGCTGCACCATCACGATCAACCAAAAACGCGACCTTATCGCTGAAGAAGATACCGTTGGCGGTCATGTGATCCTTGAGATCGGTCGCGACTCAACTGGTGGTGCAAGTTCCGCGTCGGTTGCTGTTACCGCAACTCAAGTTGTTCTAACTGACTCAACAGGATCCAACACGTTTGATAAAGCTGCCTTCGTAACTATTAAGCAATTAGCAGAATCTATCTCTCTGTATCCTGGGTGGAGTGCAAGCGTAACTAGTCCAGTTTACAACCAATTAGGCCTTGATGCTCTTGATCAGGTGTCAGCTGTTGGCGCGTTTAGCTCTACTGGTGGAAAACCGGCACGTCTTAAAAAAGACGCCATGGAGGTTCAAGATCTGTTTGAGCAATCCAACGTCGCAGAACTGGTAAACGCAGCTTCAAAAGGTTTGCCAGCAGCTCTAACGGAGACGCTCTTAGCCGGCGGTTCTAAGGGTGCAACTTTAACCACCGACGTCGTCAACGCGCTATCTAAGTTTGAGAAGTTCCACGTCAACTCTGTCGTGCCGCTTTTCTCACGAAACGCAACCGCCGATATCGCTGATGGTCTAACTGATGCTGGTTCCACGTACACTATCGACGGCATTCATCAAGCGGTTAAGACCCACCTGAGCTTGATGAAAACCACCAAGAAGAAGAGTGAGCGCCAAGGATATTTGTCTGTCAAGGCTTCTTACAGCGACTGTAAAGATAAGATCGGCAACATGGCAGATGCTCGAGTCCAAATGGTTATCCAAGATATCCGCCAGACTAACACTCAAGGCGTTATCAAGTGGTTCCAGCCCTGGGCACTATCCTGCTTGATGGCTGGCGCTCGCGGCGGCGCACCAATCGGTCTCCCGCTTACTTTTAAGTTTATGAACTGCTCTGGTATCCGCCAGACTGCTCAATCCATGAACACGCCAGAAGCAGACATCGTGGTTGACTTCGATCCAGATACGCAGTACGATGACGCTATTCAGTCCGGCGTCACCTTCCTGGAAGCACCGAGAACTGGTGGTTTCCGAGTAGTAGTCGACAATACGACCTACGGCATCGACGACAACTGGGTGTACAACCGCGCTAACGTGCTATACGCCGCTGATATTGTTGCGTACAACTTCCGCAACACAATGGAACTTCGTTACATCGGCGTTAAAAACACGCTTATCGCTAACGAGGTTAAAGGAACTGCTGAGTCCGTGCTCGCTACGTTCCTTGCGCAAGGCGTGACGGTGAGTACCGCTGATGCTCCGCAGGGCTTTAAAAACCTAAGCGTCAGGATCGAGGGTAACACGATCTACATCTCTGTGACAATTAAGCTTGTTGAAGGTATTGACTTCGTACTGAACGATATCACCCTGCAACGCGCTAGCCAAACTGCCTAATTATTTTAGCTAGTTAAATATCCCCACTAGATTTCAAATCTAGTGGGGATTTCTCTATGTAGATACTTGTGCTAAACACTAGTCTCAGATGTGATAGTATATTTAGATGGTGCGGTCGCATAGTGCACTGCAACCCTAACGTATTTGGGCTCTAGGGTCCCAGGAGATGTAACATGGCGAAACCAGGTTTAGTCACAGGTAGTAATGCAAAATTGAAGTTTGGTGGAAAAACGCTCGCGTATGCTACCGACGTATCTTATTCAGTAGATGTGTCCGTGGTTCCTGTTGAGGTGATGGGTAGTTATGAGGTTATCACCAACGAACCAATAGCAGTAAACGTGCGCGGATCTTTTACGATCGTTCGATATACAGCAAAGGGAAATGCGGGTTTACCAGCCTCTGCTAAAGATGGAAACGGAGTAGGTAGGTTTGGTGGCGGTCAAACTGACGCGTTCAATCCAGGAAAAATGCTCAGCACATCTACCGTTGATCTTGAAATTTTTCAAAAATCAGCACAAGTCGGTACCGATGGCGCCGCGTCAAGCGTAGATTCGATAGTAAAAATTAGCGATTGCCGTCTTACCCGATTATCTTCGGGTCTCAACAAGCGCGGAATTATGACTGAGTCCTACGACTTCGTAGGTATCCTATACAGCGATGAGTCGTTTGCAGGCGCTGCAAGTCCATCTAACACAATTACAGATCTTACCTAATTAATTTGATGGTTTATCATGGCCAATGTCGCACCATTCTTTGTTACTGGAGCTAATTGCAAGCTCAAAATAAATGGCGTGACATTGGCCTACGCCACTGATCTTAGTTACAACGTGTCCATACCGCATGCCAGGGCGAGAAGTCTTGGTAGTTATGAAACTAATTCTTTTGAGCCGCTTAGTTATGATGTGAGTGGATCTTTTACGGTTGTTAGATACGTAGACGATTTAAAAAGTAGACTAGAAAATTTAGGTCTTGGTATCCCTAACAACGTGTCAAATTTAGGCAATGGCGTTGGTGGTTGGACTACGCTACGCGACAATAGGGCTGGGGGCATTTTGCTCAGCGGCCTAGGTAACGGTGTAGATGGGCGAGCAGATCGCTCTCTAAATCCAGCAAGCTTTCAGGACGGCGTGACGTTTGATATTGAAATATATCAAAAAATGCCAAATGGTGATTCGCTTGGTGTCGCTAGAATGAGAAATGCTAGAATTACATCTATGAATTCAAGTATTAGCAAGCGATCCAATATGACGCAAACATTCCAGTTTATCGCTCAGTTTCTAGATGAAGATAGTTTCTTGGCCGACGCTTCAAGCATCAGTACGTGAGGTAGGTTATGGCACGCAGAGGTTTTGGCAGAAACGACGGCCTAACCGATACACAGGTCGGCAAAAACATTGCTGGTCAATTAGGCACTGTATTCACTTTGCGACCTCAGGCAAAGTACATGACAGGTGCACGAGCCGTACTTAAAGTCAACGGAAATATAATTGGCTTTGCGTTTCAGATCACGTGGAGCGCAAGAACAGAGGCGACAGAGATCTACACCATCGATGATCCGCTTCCTTGGGAGGTCGCACCCAAAAGGATCTCAGTATCTGGTACTTTGGGTCTTTTTCAATTACCCGGCGACTCTCCTGTGGCTAGAAAGATGCAAACTGATATTGCTACATTTCTTACAGGTAAATATATAACTATCGACGTTAGAGATGCAGCAACGGACAATATTCTGTTTCAAACCAATAAGGCCATGGTCACAGGCCAACAAGGCGACGTGTCAGCTGAAAGATTGTCTACGGTAGTTCTTACCTGGACCGCTGTTGGGTGGAGAGCAGAGAATCCGCCTAGCCCAATCCCCGATGATCAGTTGCAATCTTCGCCCGGACAAAAAAGCGCCTGGGATGCCGCTAAGAAAAAAATGGGTTTTTAATAAATACGCTGTATAAATATAAAGTCTGAATAGGAGACTTTATGGATCTTCCAAAGAAAGAAAGAACCTTTTCATTTTCATACGTTAGTCAAGATAGCGGCACCACATACGAGGGCACTTTTACTATAAAGTGCAAACTAAATGTGGCAGAGAAGTACCAGCTCGAACTTGAAAAAAGCCGCTTAATATCGGACATGGCCAACCCCACCAACGGGCTAATGGGCATGGCTATCGCGCTAAGCACCCTGCGAACTAAGATCGTTGACGGTCCTAACTGGTGGACGCAGGGTCGCGGAATCAGCATCGAAGACGAAGATGCGCTGGTAACCTTGTTCGACAAGGTCGAAGAAGAGTCCTTAAACTGGCGAAAAGAATTAGAAGAAAAAGCTAAAGCCTCCCAGAGGGAACTGGGAAAATAGAGGCCGACTATACGTCGGCTTTTGATGCTATCGATGCTATCGTAGAGAGAGTCACCAGAGAAGAACTTAACTCTGAAGTCTCTCAACTACGCTTTTTGTCATTTTGGTGGTGCAAGACATATTCTAGACCCCTTAAGGATCCGATGCTTGCACAGTATACGCTGGAGGAGCTCTACTATGAATACAGGGAGCATATCGAGCGCGAGAAGGCTGCTAAAGAAAAAATTGAGCAAGAAGCTGATAATATAGATAAAGCTAAAGAAGACGCCGCTTTAGCTTGGGCAGAAGCAGAGGAGAAGAG